GTTAGAGCAGCAGAGGATCCAGAGTTTGAAACGTTCTATACGAAAAACATCCTCCTCAATGAAGGACTCCGTGCCTGGATGTCTCCAGTAGACCAACCACATGAGAACTTTGTGTTCCCAGAAGAAGTCTTGCCAAGAGGCAATGCTCTTTGATAATCAAGACCCTTCGGGGTCTTTTTTTTGTGCTATAATGGTTCTTTGCAAACATTAAACAATGCTGAAAAAAATTATTGCCACCCTTCGTTGGGGTAAACTTTCAAAAGAACAAAAAGAAGAATTGAAAACTCTTACTTTGAAACAAGTTTTTAGTCGTCCATATCTTGCACCGAAACTTTATCATCATTGGTAAATATGAAAAGAAGAAAAGATCCTCTTAAAGATGGATTCTACTGTGTTGATTATGTCTATCAAGGCAAAGATAAAGTTGCTGTTTACTTTGATATGATCTCTGCACAAGAATCAATGATGTCAATGTTCAGACGTGGAGTTGAATGTAAAGGAATGAGAGAGATGAAGGTAGATGAGAAATAATAAATTTTGGAGAGTATGGGCAAAAGCATTGGGCAGTAAGGATGGACGAACGGACAGAGAAGCAGATCTTGTTGCTGGCATACGCACCCTTATTTTTGTTTCTTACTTGGTCACTAACGTTGCCATCGTTGCTAATGCCGTGAGACATTGGAATGACATAGACTATCAACAAACTTCTTGTGTAAAGTGATTAGTTCGGAAACACCAGACAAACTTAGGGAAATCATTCAGGATACATGGCCCCAATTGTTTCGTCCTGGTGTAAAATGTGCTGACGAACTGGGTGAGATGGTAAATGAGGAAGTCAAAACAAACCCACGCTATAAGTAGAAACACTTATAGATAGTGGTAGTTGCTAGAACTTAATGAAGTTTCTTCTCGCACTGTTCGCTACACTGTTTTTTGCCCTTCCTGCTTGGGCGGTAGATATTACAATGGGTGCTAACGGTAACTTGATTTTTGACCCAGCAGATGTTACAATATCTGCAGGAGACACGGTTCACTTTGTGAATGGTATGCTCCCACCCCATAATGTGATCGTTGAAGATCACCCTGAACTCTCACATACGGGACTTGCTTTTGCTCCTGGTGAGAGTTTTGATATCGCCTTCCCCGAAGCAGGAGACTACACCTTCTGGTGTGATCCTCATAAGGGTGCTGGTATGATTGGAACACTACATGTCTCATAATCACAACTATGAACCTATGCCTGCTTGGGTTGCCTGGGCAGGTGTAGGATTGATGATCTTTACGGTCATGATTTTTGTTATCTTCACACTTTCTGTAATTTACTTTGGATAACATGATTAGCACAATATTTGTTTTTAGTTTTACACTGCTCTTATGTTGGGCAATGGAGACTACATTCCCTACAGGCACTAAAGGAATCAAACGTTACTGACAATGAACCACGCTGATCACACAACCTACGAACACATTATTCACATGTTTCTTTGCTGTATTGCTGGTCTAGGTATCGGCACCCTGGCAGTCTGGGGATATCAAAAAATTAAAGAAAACAAGAACCACAACCCATGAAAATTTTTCTAGATACTGCTGATGTTGCCGAAATTGCAAAGGCACATGAAACTGGATTGATCAATGGGGTTACCACAAATCCAACTCTAATTAAGAAGAGTGGTCGTGATCCTGTTGAAGTTATTAAGGAGATCTCTTCTTCTTTTGCAAGTCTTGAATCAATCTCTGCCGAGGTTGTTGCCGATACTGCAGAAGAAATGGTTGATCAGGCACAAGAATTCAATGGACTCTGGAATGTCACCATTAAAGTTCCTTGCACTGTAGAGGGTCTTAAGGCATGTACTGCTCTTGCAATGACCAACTACAAAGTCAATGTGACCCTTGTGTTCTCTGTTGCTCAAGCAATTCTGGCAGAGAAGGCAGGTGCTGCATATGTCTCACCATTCGTTGGTCGTTGGGTGGACAATGGAATTGATGGTGTTGAACTTATCAAAAACATTCGTCAGGTGTATACTGGCAATGGACAGTTCACAACAACTCAAATCCTGAGTGCATCTCTTCGTGATGTTCGTCAAGTTGAGCAATGTGCTTTGGTCGGCACTGATGTGGTTACAATTCCATCTAAAGTTTTTTGGGGAATGTATAGTAATGTACTCACCGATAAAGGATTAGAACAATTTCAAAAAGATTGGGATCAAGTAAAGAAATGACTTTCACACAAACGTCCGATAAACCCTATGATAGGCACCAGTATAAGGTGGTTCTGAATCATGAAAAAGTTTTCATCTTTGATAGTTGGGAAGAAGCAAACCAATTTTGGTGGAACAGTCCAAACAAAATGAATAGTCACATTGAGGTGATAGACAGATCAGAAACTGACTCTGGTAGGGGATTTGGTAGTTGACTTTGTGGTATAATACCTAAGTCAACACAAAGGCACATGACCAACTTCCAAGCAGAAAGTAAAAAATCTGGCGATCAGTTTGAAACTATCGTCGAGGAAAACCTCAAAGAACTTGGATACGATATTACAGGAACGAATGTCAAACTCAATGACATTGGCGTAAATGTTGACTATATTGCAGTTAAAGATGGCATCATTGAGTATGGTGAAGCGAAAGGTGGTAACCCTGGAGGAAAGAAACGTCCTGGTGCTCAGAGGACTGATAACGTAAAGAAAGCGATCTGCAACGGCGCTCTTCTTAAGCACTCTAATCCCGATGCACGGTATGTAATTTATTTTTCTGCTCGTCCCAAAGAAGGTAATTCTTCTGATGAGATGATAAAGACTGCTCTCTCTGCTGGATATGTCGATGAAGTTCGATACATTGAACTTTGACACTCTAATTTAATTCTGTTATAATGGGAGGAGTAATCCTCCTTTTTTTATGAACGGAAATTTGGAACCAGAAGAAAGAGTAATGAATGAAGATCATTGGTTACATGATTTTTATGATGCACTACGGAAATTGGGATGGGAAGCAAAGGATGACATCCAAGTAGATATTGGTGGCACTGTCGTTTCTGGTATTCATCAAGGAGAAAATTACAATGAGAAGTGGGCAACTCCTTATGGTGTTCGTAAATACAATAATGATGCGTTCATTGTAATTAAGAATCTCACCCGTAGTCCATTTGAACCCTCTAAACCCTTTCAAGGAGAATTTAAACAAGCACACCCATACGAAAAGAAATGAAGTTTACAGTTTATTCCAAATATGGTTGTCCATATTGTACAAAAACAATTCAGGTTTTAGAAAAATTAAACTTAGAGTATGTTGAATATAAACTTGGAGATGATTTTACCAGAGAAGAATTCTATGGTGAGTTCGGTAATGGTACAACTTTCCCCCAAGTTCTTGCAGATCAAACTAAACTAGGAGGATGCAGTGACACAATCAGATACCTCCAAGAAAAAAAGATCCTTTGATCTTGAAATAAATAGAGGGGTAGAACTAATGTTGGGAGGGAGATCAAAACCCCAAAGAGGCATTTTTCATGTAAAAATTGCCAAAATGATCTCCCTTTTTCGAAGAGAGATACATTTTACATTTGAATCCTCTTTTTCAATTAAGAAAAAATCTCTCGGAGAAGAACTATGACTGCTGCAACTATAACGATCTTTTCATTAATGACGTTTCTCTTTCTTGTTGTGGGACTCATAGGTGGTTGGGTTGCCAGAGAATACATGATGAACTACAGGGAAATTCCAAGACCACACCCTGAAATGTTTGATGGACAAGGCAATCTCATACCTGACGAAGTAATTGCATTTAATTTTGAGAACTATCATGACTACGAAGACAACAGCGACGAAGAAGACTACGACTAAGCGAAACACTACTCAGACTACGCAGTCTGTTCAGACAACCCTCAACCTTCCTGCAAATCCATTTGCATTTGAAGTTCTTACACTCGCATCAAAGCAAAGAACGAAAGCAAAGAAAATTGAAGTGCTGAAAAAATATGAGCATGAATCACTCAAAGCATTGTTCATCTGGAACTTTGATGAGAGTGTAATCTCTTTGCTTCCTCCTGGCGAAGTTCCATACTCTAGTTTGAAAGACGAACAAGTTTCAAATGGAACTCTCAGCACAAAGATCAACCAGTTGGTTGGTACTATGGATTATTTTGATACCGTTTCTCTTGGTAATGCTGCTGACTTGAAACAAGGTAAGACAACCATCCGAAAGGAGTGGAGAAGGTTTTATAATTTCATCAAGGGTGGTAATGATCAATTGAAGTCTCTTCGTAGGGAGACAATGTTTATTCAGATTCTTGAGGGTCTTCATCCACTTGATGCTGAAATTCTTTGCCTGGTTAAGGATAAGAATCTGGAAAGCAGGTATAGTATTTCTAAAGAAGTAGTATCAGAAGCATATCCAGATATTCAGTGGGGTGGTAGAAGTTGAGTTCTAAGATTAGAATTATACAAAGAGACTGTGATCCTGAAGCGGCAAATGATAGATCTCTACCTTGTACAAGTTACTTGGTAGAGTATATCCTGGATGGTGTAACTAAATGGGATCTAGTTATTTGTAGTAAAAAAGTAGATATTTTTGATCATTACTGGGATTTGTATCGTGAAGATTTGATTGGATTTAAACAATCGGAGGGAAGAACAAACCCCAAACTATGGAATCCTCCTGGAGCTAAGAAAAAGAAATGACAGAAGATAACAATTTAAACATTGGAATTGACCTTGATGCAATTCAAAGTGTAAAGAAGAAGTACAAAAAATTAAAGAAGTACATGCGCTCTGGCATCTATCAAGTTAAGACCATGGATGGAACAGAGAGAGTCGTGTCTCAATTATTAAAAGACAATGAAACTGTAACATAAGTTACAAAATAAACTTGCTATATACACTAT